CTTCAATTACATCAAAATAACTAATGTAATCTACGATATAATCATGCATTTCTTGCTTATTTATACTAACTTTTATTTCATCTTCAAATATTTCAGTGATAGCTTCATGCAGCTCTAAATATTCATTTTTGATGATTGACTCAGCCAATTCAAAAGGTGCATCTGTTGTATTCACAAATACATTGAAATATTCATAGCTTCCCCCATTGGCTTCAAATATTTCCCAAAGCAGAAGAATCGCTTCGTGGTTAGCTCTAACTTCTTGTGGATTGATTGCATCAAAATATTTTCCACGATGGTTATCTTTATTAATGATATGAATCAATTCATGAGCAACTTCGAAAGGAGTTGCTTCATCAGAATTATAAATCATTACCCTAGCATCAACATTAACAACTGCCGGTAGTGGCATAGATTTAATATCACATATTTTAAATCCACATTTTTCAATTTCTTTAAGGAGATATTCTAAAAGCTCCTGTCTGCTCATAGAAACCTCCTATTTATCTTCTAGCTCTTTTCCTAGAGCTTTTTTCATAGCTTCTTTTACTTCATCAGTTAGAGGTCTGCCATCAAATGAAACCCACTTGTCCCAATCAACTTTACTATCGTCTACTAAATCGGCAAGGTCAAATTTTTCTTGTTCGTTTTTAATGGAAACAATTTTAGATTTCTGCTCTTCTTGTTCTTTCAATTGAGAAGAAGCAGTATCAAGAACTATTTTTTGACGAGGTTCGTCAAGTTCGGAGCTAATTTGATTTATTTTATCCAGAATCGTAATTGACTGTTCTGATAAATTTTCATTCATCAATTTACTTAATGGAATAGAAAATATTTTTGCGATGTCATTTAAGACACCCGCTTTTGGCGTGTACTTGCCTTTTTCCCATTCACTTACAGATGAAGAACTTTTTCGCCCAAGTAAATTAGCAAGTTCTAATTGCTCCATATTATTTTTTTGTCTAAGATATTTTAAATTGATAGCAAAATAATTTTCATTACTATTATTCTTTTTCATAGATATATAATAACACATGTTTCGGTAAAAGTGAAATATATTTCTTGTTTTTTATATTATTTTTCGGTTTTTGTGAAGTTTACTCTTGACTTCGGAAAAACCGAAGTGTATAATTAACTCATAAAGTCAAACAAGCGAACAAACAAAACAGTTGCGAAGCTTCTGTGAATGTAGTTACACGTTGTATTCAACTCAGCGTAAGTAGCAAGTTTGGCAAATAAAAAGCCCCAGAGGGGCGGGAGGAGAGAATATTATGGATAATAACTATGGCTCTAACACAGGAGTGCTTTTAATAATTAGCGTTGTTTTGGCAATTTTGTCTATTATTTTAGTCTTCATGTAAATAGGCTTTATATTCTATTGTATCAGCTTTTTTATAAGTCTGATAACTTTGTATCAAGCTATTGTCGTTTCTGGTTTCATAGCACTTATTACCAAAACTTATTGGATAATAAAATGAACCTTCAGTAGTCTCTATATAAACAAAAAGATTATCTTGTTCAGAAATGCTACTCGGTGTAAAATCACCAAAGTAAAACGAATAGAAATCGGATGCTTCGGAGTAAGGGGCTATGGTTGTGGGAATTGTAGAAGTAGAATAAGTGCGGTGATGATTCTTGAATTTGAAATCAGCTAAAATTTCTTGTGAAATTGGTAAGCAATCTCCTTCGTCATATCTATATTTATTAGGGTGAGGTAATCCGTTGAATGTTGATTTGTTTTTATCAAATAACTTCATATGTTTGATGGTTATTGGTTTAGATGAATGATTAATAAAACTCATTCTAACAAAAAGAGTGTTTTGTTCGTTAGAGTCAATACAAAAATCAGAATTTACTCCGAGATTCATCTTAGCTTTTCTATAATTCTGAAAATAAATCCAAAACGAAATTAATAATGATAGACCTGACATTGTTATTGTTAAAAAATCTTTAAAGTTCATAAGAACCTCCAATATAATTTTAGTTTAGTCACTTACATTATAGCACGGAGTTATGATATCGCTCACAATGAGCAGGGAAGACTGGCGAACAGGTTCGATTCCTGAACTTCCCTTACTGCGTATGCAGAAATTTAATAAACAGAAAGGATAATAATATGAACATTATCGAAGCAACAAAAAAAGCCTTAAAAGAAAATAAGGCAATTACAACTCCTGAAGACAAAGAACATGGTACTGTTTTTGTTCCAACAAATTCAATGCCGCTTGGTATCGTTATTGTGCCAACAGAGCCTGGTCTTGAAAAAGTTGAAGGAATTTATAAAGAAAAATGGACTTCAGCTTGTAAGTTTTGGAACCCTAAAGCTGAAGACCTCTTAAGAGATGATTGGGAGTTATTTTAATTTTAAAATCCAATCTGCAATTGTCTTGATAGTATTAATATTTTTGTTTTCAAAATATATTATCGTCTTATCAAGCAAATAGGAATCAATAATGGTATTGTTTCCATACTTATTAAAAACATATTCAGACCTAGATAATTCATTCATAGTTTCCAGAACATCATCTGGTAACCAATCAGGTACTAATTCGTAGATGTCAGAGATATGTCCAATTCTCTTTGCAGAGTTTTTCGAAACACCATTATTAATTTTACTAAGATACTCTTTATAAATTATTGCAAGTAGTTGTTTAGAGTCTTTAGTTAATTGAATATCATCCATATCGCCTACCTCCTTTCTATAATATTTTAGGGTTAGCACTGTTAGAGGTAGCGCTTACTCTAAAGATATTATAGCACCGAGGTTAATAACAAAAACATTAAATTTAAACTACAATTAAGAAAGGAGCCAGTATGGCAACAGCAATTACAGATTTAAGAAAACTAAATCGTTTATCGCAAAGTCAACTCGCAGAAAAGGCAGGATTGACTCAGAAGACAATCGGTAACTATGAAAAAGATATTAGCTTTATCCGAAATGCTCAATACAAAAATATTGAAAAAGTAGCAAAAGCATTAGGAGTATCTGTTGATATTATTTTTTTAGAAGATACTTCGGTTTTTCTGAAACGGATTAATCAACAAAATACAAAAGTAAGCTAAGAAAGGATTCAAAAATGAACGAATTACAAATTACAGAATTAAATGGTCAAAGAGTTTTGACTACTCAACAAATTGCTGATGGTTACGGAACAAAAAAACGGACTATCGTTGATAATTTCGGAAATAATAAATCACGATTTAAAGAAGGTAAGCATTTCTTTTTATTAGACGGAGAAGAACTGAAAAAATTCAAAGACAACAACGAAAATTTCGGTGTAGTCGGAAATCGAGCACCTAAACTTTACCTTTGGACAGAAAAAGGAGCATTACTTCATGCGAAATCTTTAGGAACTGATGAAGCTTGGGATATGTACGATATTTTAGTTGATACTTATTTCAAAGTTCAAGAAGAAAAGCAATTACCACAAACTCCTGAACAACAAATCGCATTACTCGCTCAAGGTAATGTGAACTTGAATAAAAAAGTCGAACAAATCGAAAATTCAGTTCTTGATTTGACTGACCGTTTCGGGCTCCCTTCAAATAAAGCTAAAGTTTTGCAAAAGAAAGTAGCAAGCAAAGTTTATATGTTTACTGGTGGTAAATATTCAAATGCTCATAAGAAGTTAGGAGCTAAGGTATTCAGAGAGTTTTATAAAGATTTGAACAATCGCTTCGATGTTGTGAAATATAGCGATATTTCATTAAGTCGTTATGATGAAGCGCTAGAATATCTTGATATGTGGCAACCCTCGTTCAATACAACGCTTGAAATTCGTGGATTGAACTCACAAACCAGTTTTGATTTTGAAGCTTAGAAAGGAAACAGAAATGACTACAATCGGAAAAGTTAAAATAGTTGAAATCGAAGATGGACCATTCATGACAGACGGAGAAATTGCTAAGTATCTGTATAAGACAGAAGTGTTAGATGAAAAAGGGAATATCGACAAAAAATCTAATGCTTATCTTCGGGCGCAAGGTAATATCAAAAAATTTGCTGATAATGCTCCTGATGGTTTTGTGATTGATGTTGACGGACGACTTACTCACTTGATTGCCTTCTTAGCATGGTCAATTTGGAGCAAGAAGTATCGAGGAATGTCTAGGGCGCCTAAGTTTATTGATTATTTTACAGAAAATAAAAATACACTAACTTCAATTTTATAAAGGAGCTGTGATGACCTACACATACATAGTCAACCCAGAGACGGGTGAAATCCTGTTTGACCTGGTACACGACTTAATCACACAAAACATCAGAGCAATCAAGCTCATTGCAAAGAAATTAAATGCGGTGCTCCGCTAGAAAGGTAGAAAATGAATATTATCGAAGCAACAAAAAAAGCAGTAGATGAAAATAAAGCCATCTACCGCAAATCACTTCCACATATTAAGTTTGTTCCGACAAACTCAAAAAATGTTGCATTTATCGTTTTTTCAGACAATGATGATAGAGCTGGGGGAATGTGGAATCCAATGGCAAAAGACATATTGTCTGATGATTGGGAAGTTCTTAATTAAGTCCAAGAGACTTAGTTATTACTGAAGAAGCGATTGTTGCCAACATTGATAAAGAAACACTACCAACCTTAGATGCAACTACTTTTGTTTCACTCCAAACCTTGGAGTCTCTAACATTATCTAGAAACTCATGGCCTTTCCAAGTTAGACTGCCAACAGAAACATAAAAAGGCCTTGCATTAACCCAATCAATTGTTGCAATGATAAATCCAGCTTCTTCTAGTCGAATAATAGTATATTCTATTTCCTCTTTAGAGAACTCAGAAGATTGACTTTCTTCAAAATCTTTCAGATGAAGGAAACTACCAAATTGATACTTATTCTCCACATCTAGAAGCACAGCACGGACACATTCTTCATTTAATTTCAAATCAACTTTCCTCCTTTCCATAAAACTAAGCAAATACCGCAAATATCTGCTCACAGTAATTATAGCACTCGGAGGATTAAAACGCATACATAGAAAGGGCATTAAAAATGTTCGGATTTAAAACAGAAGAAGAAAAAGCAATTCTTGCTGATTATGACAGGCTTTTAGCTGAAAATAAAGATTTGCTAGCTCATGATAAAGCGATGGAAGAAAACCGCAATGAGTGGATGGATTACGCTAAAGCCATTGAAGCTAAACTTGAAGCAGTTGAAACAGAATTAATTATTCGTCGTAAGAATGATGAATTTCGTCAAAAGTTGGCGGTGATGAAATGAAAAATCAAGTAAAAACAATTAATCATCTTGGACAAGTAGTTTATCAAGAGTCAGTCGAATTTTATAAAGAAAAACTCTCAGTTTACTCAAAAGATTTTCTTCAAAATTCGCTCATCCCTCAGCTTTATGAATGGTCAAATGCTTATAAAGCAGCGGTTGAACTGACAAAATAAAAAAGCCCGCACTGGCATGCGGACTAAGACGTGATATACATCTTTATATATTTTTATATCTAGATTATATCACGTTTCAACAAAAAAAGAAACGGAGAACATTATGGAATTACAACTTATACCAGTAGATGCAGATGGACAAAGGGTTGACTTGAATCCATCAGCTATAAAAGATATGGATAATGCCACACTTACAGGGTTCTTAGCTCAGGCCAAGATTATAGCTGACCTTTATAAAAAGGGCGAAACTGAGGTTAAAAAACGGCTTGATGAAGGTCAACAATTCAATCGTTTGAGTTATGGCAAAGCAGCACAACAAAAAGTCTTAACCATGACTAATAAACAGAAATATGACTTAGTTAAGGCTCATGGTTGGGATTGTGTAGAGCCAATTACTTTAACTAAGCTCAAGAGCAAGTTTGGAGATGGAATAGAACAAGAGCTTGAGCAGTCCGTTGTTTATAAAGATAAGAAAGCACCTCTTAAATGGGATGCGTGAGGTTCGATAAATGAAGAATATAACTCAAAAGCTTATCAAAGTTCAATCTGAGTTAAAAGCACCCAAAGGACAGAAAAATACTTTTGGTAATTATAACTATCGGAGTGCAGAAGATATTCTTGAAGCTGTAAAACCGCTTTTGTCAGAACAAGGTCTATTGATGACAATCACAGATATTATTGAGCAAGTAGGAGAACGTTACTATATCCAAGCGAAAGTTACCATTACTGACGGTGAGGATATGGTAGAGGTTACTGGATATGCTAGAGAATCACTCAATAAAAAAGGAATGGATGATAGCCAGATAACAGGAACGGCTAGTTCATACGCTCGTAAATACGCCATGAATGGCTTGTTCTTGATTGATGACACAAAGGATAGCGACAGCAACGAAAATCGCACAGAACGCGAAAATAGGGCTAAAAAAGTCGATGTGGAAGCGGAACGAGAAAAGCAAGCCAAAATTGCAAAACTTAACACCCAATTTGAAAATGGGCTGAAAGCAGCAAAAGAAAAAGGTGCTCCAATGGAGCTTCTAACTGAGTGGAATAAATTGCAGAAAGTGCAAGCCATTAAAGAAATTGCAAAATGGATTAATGAAAATACGGAGAAAAAATCATGAGTATTATAACAACAGTAGTTCAGGTCAATGATAAAAATACTAGAACAGTCAACACTCAAAAAGGGGAAAAGCAAGTCATCAGTACTCCTATTATTAAAGATTCAACTGGTAAATGGGTTTATGCATCAGCGTTTATTAATTTTAGAGTTGAAAATGGAGATATTTTGACGATTAGTGGACGAATTGAGCAAAAAGAAGATGGTCAGTATTTGAATAATAACTTTGCTTTCCCTACGGTGGAACGCTTGTATAAGCCCAAAGGAGCTGCTTCAAATTCATATCCTGCTAAAGATATTCCAAATATTGGCGAAGATATGGAAATCAACGACGAAGACCTACCATTTTAATTAAGTTATTGCTGGAGGGTGGCGGAACGAGCCGTAAAGTCAATGAGTATTTAGTGTTTACACATAACCACTCATCGCCAGCTTTTAATTTGAAAAATAAAACTTGAAATAAATATAGAAGAAAGGAGAAAGTTTGGAACAAAGTACAAAATTCTTCAATCAAATCCCAGTCCCAATTATAGAGGCTGATGATTTAAATGATTTTGAAAAACTTCTTTTTAGTGAAATATACACGATGGCTAATTCATTTGGAAGTATCTTTCCTTCAAATGCTTATCTTGCTAAAAGATACGGCAAGACAAAAGGAACTGTTTCAGCTAATCTGAAGCGTCTTGAAGAAAAAGGATACATTAAATTAGAATATGAGTTTGAAAATGGAGAAGTTAAAAAGAGATATATTTATCCCTATGTTGATAAATCGGTAGGGGGTATACCGAAGAATCCGCATACCCCTACCGAAGAATCATTAGAGGGTATACCGAAGAATCGTAAGTATAATATATCAACTAATAAATCAATTAATAAATCAAATAATAATATATCGGACAAGTCCGATAAAGAGTCTGATTTAGAAACTAGGTTTAATAATCTTTGGAAAATATATCCTAACAAAAAAGGTAAACCTAAAGCTCTATTAGCTTATAAAAGAGCTGTAAAATCTGGAACGACAGACGAAGAGATTAAAACGGGTCTTGAAAACTATTTGTCAGAAATTAGAGTTAAAAATACCCAACAGAACTATATAAAACATGGTAGCACATGGTTTAACGGCAAAGGTTGGGAAGATGACTATGATTTAACGCCTATTCAAGGATTTAAAAATAGCAAAGTTGTCAAATCTGCTCCTAACTGGTCTAATCAAAGATTTGAAAAAGACGAAGAAACGCTGACAGCGGAAGAATTCGAGGAATATATGAATGGCTTGGACTCTTAAAAAACGTGCTCTTGATGAGGGGCTATCAGAATATTACCGTAGCTTTATTCCTGGGATTACCCATAAACAATACTGCAGATATGTTGAAAAAGCTTATGAAGAGGAAATAGTATTAAGTCCTATCACTTTTATCGCAATAGTTAAAGGTATTGATAATGAAAAAGCAACCGAAATATTTTTTGAAAAAAATAAAGAACTGACAGATTCAGGAGTAATTCCTGCAATTGCTAGATTTGGAGAAGCAAGTGAAGTTTGAAATAGCAATAGAGCCAATGGCAAGCCCAAGACCTAGATTTAGCAGTAAAGGCGGATTTATAAAAGCTTATATGCCTAAGGAATACATGGCTTGGAAAGCTCAACTCTTGTTCAAGTGGAAATTGCTGAAATTGAAACAGGAAGTTTCAGGAAAACCACTATTTGTTAAATTGGGCTTCTATCTTGAGCCACCAATAGCAGTATCAAAAATAAAAAAGAATCAAGTAGCACTTAAAGCAGAAGCAATGCCAGTGGTTAAAAAGCCAGATATTGATAATTTGCAGAAATCTGTACTTGATGCACTAAATAAACATGCATGGCCAGATGACAACCAAATCAGTGATATCTATGCTAAGAAGCGCTACAGTTTGCGACCGCGGATAGAAATTGAAGTTACAGAAGTAGAATAGCTATAATTCATGAAAAATACGGTTACATTGAGCGCTTAAACCATTTCATGGATAATTTATCACGAACTAGCTAAAAGCGCTTAGAAGCTAAAATATGAGGTAGTAATATGTTCAGCAAAAATGAAATAAGGCGTGGAGATAAAATATGCTTCCGCGACACAAAATTCTTAAAAGTTATCGAAGTTACTGACAAATACATAACGGTTGAAAAAGACCAGTTCACTAAAAAATCAGTTAAGCGTGATGATTTTAGAATTGTAAAAATAAATGGAAGATACCATGCATGTGAACTCTTTGACAGAGTTGTGAAGTGAGGGATGAGATGAAACTAAGCGAGATTGAAGCGGTAGCGAAAGTCGTAAAAGAGGAAACTTCTCTTGAATATGGTGAATTAATATCAGAAGATAGCCAAGGATTACCAAATTTGCCAGTAGGGACAATGCTTTATAGTGCAGAGCAAATGCAAGCATTCGTGCTTATAAATGTGAGTATTGCTCTTGCTACGCATGAATTATATGAAGCGGAAGTATGTGGATTCCATTTGAACCAATTGGAAAAAGAAGAAATTGGAAAAATTATTCAAGAATTATTTACGGAGGACACGAAAAATGACTAAGGAATGGGTCGTCCAAGCAGAAGTAAACGGCAGATTCGGAGTAGTAAGACGTAGTGATGCTAACGGAACACGCAGAGCTTTTGATACTCGTGAAGCAGCGCAAAAATATTGTGATATGAGAAATGAGGAGAAAAATGATTAAGTTTGAAGAAGAAGCGATTAAAGAAGCTAAAAAAAGTAAATTTATAATGAACTCTTATGATGGAGAATTTACTGCTTCTGATATTGGGTTAAATATAAAGTTAGGGAGAGTCGCTTTCAACTTTCCGTGGTTAGAATTTGCTAAAAACTGGCACTCAGAAGAAGAGTTTCAGGAGCTATTGGATAAATATAGTAGCCTCAATGATAACTATGAAAAAGAAGTAATTAAAAGTTCTATACTAGAATCGCAAATCATTGGTTTAAAATCCCAACTCCAACAGCAAGCCCTGCCAGTCGTGCCTGAGTGTGTGGGTATTTGGATAAAAAAATGCCAAGAATTAAACTGGATGATTACTGACGTGTTAGCACCAGAAGGTTGGTCATCAGACTTTGCTAAAGATACTGAAAAATGGTTGAAAGAAAGTAAAGAAAACTTTAATTTGCTTGCTCTAGCTTTTATCACTGGCAAATATCAAGTCGAAAAACCGCAGCTGTTCAGACTGAAATTAAAAAATGCACCAATTAGTAATTACTATTTATGGCTAAATCAGGCTACGGGTAAAGTTTTCGTTGACAAAAAGTTCCTTGATTGGACTAACCATGACAATGTAAAAAATATATTTACAGAACAAGAAATTGCTAAAATTTCAGACGGTGCTTTTGTAAATAACGAAGCTTTTGAGCTTGTGCCTGTGGAGGACGGAGAATGAAAAGACAATTTGTAAAACTAAATA